AATGATGTAGAACGCATCTGTGTCAGTTAAAAAGTTATTAACTCTGTAACCTTGTGGGATCATACCCATAGACACGATTGCATTTACATCGTTATCTGCTGTTCCAACTCTACCTTGAGATTTCATTAATCTCTCAGCTGTGAACTGAAGCTCAGAAGGAATAATCATTTTAACACCTCTTGCAGCAATTTTCAGACCTCTTTCGTCTGTCATTGCAGCAATGTCAATTAATGATTGCTCTAATGAAGTTTCGTTCAAGTCAGCCGCTGTTGTTAAAGTATTTTTAACAGTTCCAGAAACAGTCGGGTGTGCAGTGTTAAATAAAGTAACACCGTCACCTGAGTTGAAGCTTCCAGATGGTAGACCATTAATCAATGGATTAACAGCTTTTACTTGTTTAGTATTCGCCATAGATCTAGCTAATGCTTTTGTATATCTACTAGCAAGTCTGTCATACAAGTTATCCTCAATTGCTTCTTCAGTTATAGAGAAGGCAAGAGCTATAGTCTCGTGACTATATCTTGCAGTGAAAGTTTCTTGAGCATTGTCAAAAACAACTCCACTACCTTCTGCTTTAACTTGAGCTTGAGCAAAACCTGATAACATAACTTCTTCTTCAAACGCTCTGTCTGAAGATTCAGTAGTGTATATTTCAGCATGCTGATTCTCATAACGTTTATATTCCAGGCCGAATAAAGCATTCAAACCTGGCTCTAGTTCTTTAACTAGTTGTCCTCTTGATATCGCCATAGTTATTTACTCCTTATTAGATACCTGCGGTTTGTTTCAAGAAGTGTTCGTTGATAGTAACTACTAAGTTCGTATTAGCTGAACCTAGTTCGTCATTATCAGGATCTTTTGAAACACCGATTATTTTAAGTTGAGCAGCTGAGTTAGCCATTGTTCCAGATATTTCTACACCTGAAACATAGTCTGGTGCGCTACCGGCTGCATACACGATATCTGCACAGTTACCAATATTGGTTTGCGCAGGTGTACCAGCACTTTGTATTTCAAACCTCTCATACGGGTCATCAGATATGAATCCAACAATGTCAGTTGCAGTGTTAGAAGCATTTAAATGATTCGCATAAGTAGGCTTGCTTGTTGTTGCATCAGTAAAGAATACACCGTTTAGTGATCCTAATAATACATCAGTTGCAGCAGCTACAGTAATTGTACCTGTGCTTGCCATCTCGACTGGATCATTAAAATAGATCGCAGTTGCAGATGCAGCGATGTCGTATTCGGATAAACCACCGTTGTCTCTATTCTGACCAACTTTTCCGATCGGTTTTAAACCGAAAGCAGCATCTTTATTTGCCATAGTTGTGTCCTCCTTATAGACATTTATTTAGTTTATCCTTTGATGGAAAAGAATTCTGTTAGGATTTCTTTGAGCCACCGAAGGTTACACGTGACTGTCTATCAATATTGATAGGCATGTCAGGGTGCTGTTCCTTCATGAGATCAGAATCAACCGCTTTAACTTTGTCATCATGCATTTTTGCATAATACTCAGAACGCGATTTTGCGATCTCAACCGGTACCCTTGCCAGCACAAGGCCACCAACTCCGATCACTCCCTTGTATTTACCATCTTCAACTTGTGGATAGTCTGAATCTGGATATTCATCAGCTCTAACTAATTCGTATCCTGATCTTAGTCTTCCAGCAATATTTTTAGTATCTTGGAATCCTAATGATTCAGCCCTTAGCCATCTATGTTGAAATCCTGTTGGCGCAGGGGGTGCATCTAAAGATGACGGTGGAGTCCAGACTTTTGGTTTAGAAGTTTTTTCTCTAGTCTGACTCGCACGAGAAGTTCTCTTTTCATTTTCATTACTCATATGCTTATACCTCCTTCGTGATTTTTAATTGTTTCGCATATTCTTCAAGTGGCACACCTAATTTTTTTGCAATTGCGACTTGTGAAGGCGTGAGTCTCACAGTTTTGCGACCAGTATTTGTACTTCGCTTCGCACTAGCTACTGTTTGTACGGGTTTGGTCGTAGGTTCCCCAGTTTCTGATTTAGTTGTATCAAATTTGTGGGGAAATTCAAGTCTTATTCTTTTGTCAATCTCAGAATAATACTCATCACTTGATGGGTCAAAACCTTCCTGTTCTGTCAACTTTTTATGTAGATCAAACGCAGTATAAGTCATCGCTGTATCTTGACCAAACCATGAGTTTTTATTTGCCCATGCTTCAGCTTTTGGATCAGGAGTTTGAGCCGCAGGTTGTCTTCTGTCTAAGTTGATTTCAGGTGTTTTAACCTGTTTTTCTTTTTGTTTAGCTAGTTCTTCCTGAGCTATTTTAGTCTCAGCAAGTTTTGCTTTTTTATAGCCTAGCTCTGATATAGCAGTTAAAGCTTCTGATTCTGCTGCTAGATCGTTTGCTTCTCTAGCTGCAGCGAGTTTAGCTTGTGCCGCTTCGATTCCTGATGTGATACTATCTTCTGTAGACTTCAGGTATCCGGGTTCAAGTTTAGAAATTTTAGCTTCAGCTTTTTCTTTTAATTTAATTTGAGCTTTGGCATATTCAGTTGCTTCATCTGCTTGTCTTTGTGCTTCTCTCCATTTGTGAGTAAGCTTAGCAATTCTTCTTTGTACAGAATCACTATATTGTTCTAATTCTTTTTCTTTCTCTTCTTTAGGTTCTTCTTTCTTTTCTTCTGTTGCTTCAACAGTTTCTTCAGCCTTAGTTTCTACTTCTGGTGTTTCTACTTCTGGTGCTTCTGTTTCTTTAGATTCAGTTTCTAATTCTATTTCAGCACCTGGACCAGATGTATCTATATCGACTGTTTTATTTTCTTCTACGTCAGGCATAGTTTTCTCCTATGATTAATATTGATGAAGTATATCTTCAGGGTTTTCGATGGTTGCTAAAACTTCATCATCATTTAGCAATCTAACTTCCCCACCATCGATCTGGATTCTTGATCCAGCGTATCTTGCAAAAATTATCCAGTCACCTTTTTTACACCAAGGTCCTTCTGGAAATTTTTCTTTATCATAACAATGTGGACCCATAGCAAGAACAAGACCACAAGTAGAACCTACTTGTTGTCTTTCTAAAGTATCTTGTCCAAGATATAATCCACCTTTTGTTTTTTCTGGCATTTTAAATGGTAATACAACCATTCTCCATCCAGTTGGTTTAGGTAATTTATTTGATTCTTTTGTTTTTAAACGTTCATAACCATCAACTTCTTTTTGATGATCATTTGCATACTTATCTAATAATGCAGGTTTAGTCTTTTGGTCCGAAGTCGACGACGTTATCGGGTCTTTCTCTGTTTTCATTTTTTGGCTCCTTTGGGTTTAGCAGGTTAGAGATTTCCTGTGATATTCTCAAATAGGCATGTGCCTGTCCCATCATATACTTGTATTTTTCCATGTTGTCAATACCTCCAGCAATCATGGAATCACCAATGTTTTGATAAGATTCTTTTAAAAATTTTTGTATTCTAGATATTATTATTGTTTCTTCTGGTAACATTTTATTCTCCTTTTGTAGCAATTGTTGAATTAAAAGCAAATGATATTCTTTTTTCACTTCTATTTTCTGGTAAAACATAATGTAATAACTCATTTGGAAAAATAATAAGATCAAAAAGCGTAGGTTTTAATTCAAATATATTTGAATCTCTTGTAAACGTAATATTGTTATTATTATGAGAAAGGTAAAATACTCCAGAATGAGTTTCATCAGCTCCTGGATGAGAGTGAGGCCTGTTGTGTGAATTATTACCTAAAACATTTAACCAAGCATGGGTAATTTTTAAATTAAAAGTATTTTTTAAAAAATTATTTAAAATATTATCTATTTCTTTTCTCCCATCAAATTCTCCATGAACTTGAAAACCACTTACAATAGATCGTAAATTATCTTCTGTATAATTATTTTCTACAAACGAAATAATTTTTTTATGAATATCAAAAGATATAGGCATTTTAGTATGCACTACAGGTGCAGCAAACAAATTGTATGTATTTATCATTCTTTCTATTTAGCTTTAGCTATCTTATCTTTATTTATTCCTTTTTTAATTACGTAATTTTGAGTTCCATTTGCACCTGTCTCTACTTCTTGTTTTAAGTTTCGAAACAAAT